GATTCAAGTGGTAATTTAGAAGTAAATAATGGTAACTTAACAATAGATAAATCAGCATCACCCAATCTTTTATTTAATATTGGTGGCACAGAAAAAGGATATATAAGGCAAAACGCTAATGATTTAGAATCTAACTCTGCTTCAGGAAATATTTTATTTAGGACAGGTGGCACAGAACGTATGAGAGTAGATTCTAGTGGTCTAGATGTTAGTGGAACTATAAATGCAACAGCATTTGCTACAAGCCCAGTATTAAGTGCTATAGCAGGATTAAGTTTTGGGGCAGTTGGAACATTTTGTTTTGCAAAACGTTCTGATAATACTACAGCAGGTACAACCTATGCAGGTAGCCAACTAAGCAGAGCAGGACTTATGACTAGTGGTTTTAATACCAATGCGTATGAATATAATAATGGGGCAACTCTTTCAGGAACATGGCGTTCTTTAGGAACAGCAGACGACACAAGAAACAGTAATCCTTGTTACACAATTTATGTGAGAATATCGTAATGGAAGTAAGAAACTTAAAGTACACATGGGATGGTAGGATTGATTGTGAAATAAATCACTCCGAATATGGATGGATTCCTTTTACAGCAGATGAAAATGATGTAGAAGAAATGAGTGTAGAAATATTTTCAAAAGCAAAAAAAGGCGACTATGGAGTAGTATCTGATTATCAAAAACCACCCAAAATAACAGGAGATGAAGCTATATCTTTATTAAGAGATATGAGAAATTATAAATTAGAAAGCGAAATAGACCCAATAGTTTCTAATCCATTAAGATGGGAAAGTTTAACAGAAGAAAAAAAAGAAGAATGGAAAGTTTATAGACAATCGCTACTAGATATAACAGCTACGTATTCAGATGCAGAATTTCAATTTAACGAAGAAACACAAAAATATGATTGTGTTAATTTTTCTTTTCCAACCAAACCAACAGGAGAATAATTAATGGCAATAGTAATAAATGGATCAGGAACAATAACAGGCGTATCTGCTGGTGGATTACCAGATGATAGTATTACTACAGCTGATATAGCTGATAGTGCAGTAACAGATGCTAAGATTACTGCTGTTACATCATCTAAATTAAGTGGTAACTTACCGGCTTTAAATGCTTCAGCATTAACTAACTTAGCAGCAGCCAATATAACTGGTACATTACCAGCAATTGATGGTTCAGCACTAACTGGTATTTCTGCTGGATTAACTGCTAGTGCTTATAGTGCTAGTAGTAATGGATATATAACATTAAGTAATGGATTAATAATACAGTGGGCTAGGCAAGGTTCTTTAGCGAATGGTGGTATAAGAAGTATAGTTTTTCCAATTACATTTCCTAATGCTATGTTTTCATTTGCAGCATCATGGACAGTACAAACTTCTGGTTCATGGCATAGTGCTTTTCCTGACGGAAGTATGTCAACATCAGGGTTTGGCGCATACAATGTATCAGGTTCAACACAAGGTGTCGTTTATGTAGCGACAGGTAGATAGTATGAAATATGCACATTTAAATGGTGAAAAATTATTAGGGTGGTATACAAAAGATGTACATGGTGACAACATACCTACACCTAATGTAGAAGTAACAGATGAAGTATGGCAAAAAGCTTTAGAAAATGGAGCTACTGCTTATGTTGATAACAAGTTTGTATACAAAGACTTTTCAACTAATGACGAAAAAGCAGCCGCTATTAGAATTCAGAGAGATCAACTCTTAGAACAATCAGATTGGACACAAACAAAAGATATTACTTTAAGTAATGATGCTGATTGGAAAACATACAGACAAGCATTAAGAGATATACCAGCACAATCTGGTTTTCCAACGGATGTAACATTCCCAACAAAACCCGGAGAATAATAAATGGCATTAGTAATTAAAGGATCAACTTCAGGACAAGTAACTATAGATGTTCCTGCCGAAGCAGGTACACGAGCAATTAATTTTCCTGCTGTATCAGGTAATATTTTAACAGATGGAGCAGCTTTACCTGCTATAGATGGTTCTGCATTAACAGGTCTTGCAGGTGGAACTATTGTTAAGATTGCAGCAGATGAAATTACAGCAGTATCAGATGGTTCAGGAACTTTTCAAGATACAGGTTTAGAAGTTACTATTACTCCTGCATCGACTTCAAATAAAATATTATTATTAGCTACAGGTTCAGTTGCATTGTCTCATAAAACTTGTGCATGGAGATTTACACAAAATGGAACTGCTGTAGGTATTGGTGATACTCCTGCATCAAACACAGCAAGACAAAGAACTTCATGGAAAACAACTATTACAGATTTAAATGGCTCACAAAACTTTGTTGGCTCTTGTATTTTATCACCAAACTCAACAAGTGCATTAACATATAAAGTACAAATAGAATCAGCTTCAGACCAAACATGGAGAATAAATCAATCATGGAACTTTAGTAATAGTAGTGATGCTTCACACGCTGTAACTTCTTCATACTTATATGCTATTGAATTAGATGGCAGTAATACAACAATTAGTACATAGAGGATAATATGGATTTTTTAAGAAAACCTGAAATAGTAGATGCAATTAAATCATTAAGACCAAACTCTACATTTAGATTAACTAATGGAGATTATTCTACTTTAGTATGGAATGATACAGAAAATGCAAAACCTACAGAAAGTGAAGTCAATGCTAAATTAACAGAACTGACAACTCAGTATGAAGCAAAAGAATATCAACACAAAAGAGCAAACGAATATCCAAGTATCGAAACACAATTAGATGACATATATCACAATGGTGTAGATGGTTGGAAAGCAACAATTAAAGCAGTAAAGGACAAGTATCCTAAATGAGAACAGTAACTAATAATCAGATCTTAGAAAAGCTAGAATCTCTGGAAGAGAGGATCACTAAACTTGAAGAAACCATCAACAAAGGCAAGGGTGCTATATCTTTAATAGCTTGGCTCGGTGGTATAGCTGCAATAGTCGGAGGCTATTTTTACAACTCATGATACCAATGGAATTATTATCAATGTTAGCTAGTACAGTACTAGGTGGTGTGCTATCTATAATGGCTCAGAAATCACAAGCTGAGGCTGAAAAACAAAAGATGTTTATGCAACGAGCTGAGTTTGCAGCAAAACAAGTAGACAAAGCTAGAGAAGTTACTGATGCATTTACTAAAAATACTAGACGATGGATAGCTCTAATAGCAGTAGTATCTATACTGGTCATACCTAAACTTGCACCTTTTATAGATCCTAGTATGCCTATCTACGTAGGGTATACAGAAACAGTACAGGAAGGTTGGTGGATATTCTCAACTGATGTAGATATGACACAATGGAAACCTATGACTGGATTAGTAATTACACCACTAGATACTCATGTAGTCAGTTCAATTATTGGTTTGTATTTTGGTGGCTCGTTGGTGCGTAAATGAAACCTGAGCTATGCACATTAAACTATGGAATATCAGTTTTTTGTTTGATGTTAATTTTATATATAGTTTTTAAGGATGACTAGTGAAACGATTATTACCACTGATATTACTTTGCAATGTAGCGTCAGCAGATGTAACTTCCTCTGGTGCAACAACTAATACACAATCAAACAATGCAGGATCTAACACTGCAATAACAGGTGGTTATGAAAGTTCTACAACATATCAGTCAGGTAGTAGCTCAAACTCTACAACGACTAATACAACAAATAATTCAACGAATCAAGAAACTGCGGTAAATACTGCAACGGCTCCGGCTATGTCTGTATACGGACAAGACAGCTGTGTGATACCGCTATCAATAGGTATGACAGTGATTGGTTTTTCTACTAGCATGGGTACGTACTACCATGACGAAGAATGTGAACGTAGAAAGAAGTCTAAATTATTAAATGGTTTAGGTATGAAGGTAGCTGCAATATCTATAATGTGCCAAGATAAAAATGTATGGCAAGCGATGATGGATGCAGGGACCCCGTGCCCTATAGACGGATTAATCGGTGAAGAAGCAAGGAAGAAATGGAATGAAAAAGGTTTTAAGCCTGTTGTTGATGCTACCTCTACTGGCAAGTTCAGACACAACAGAAAATTTAATTACTAACGGCACATTTGACAATGGCACGACAGGGTGGACATTGTCTGGTGATGCACAAAGAATAGGAGATTGTTGTCCAGGAGGACATGACCTAGAGTTTGGAGATTATGGTAGTATTGAGCAGAGTTTTCCTCTCCATAATAACGTTATAAGTCAACAAATGCTTGATAATGGCATTACTTTAAACTCTAGTGTTGAAGTACAAAATGGTGAAGGTGGTGTTGGTAGTTGGGCACCTAACAGAGGCGGTGCTGATACATTTACTATTAGGTTACAAATACAAGATGAAAATCAAAACGTATTAGCTACAACAATACAGGAGAGAACAAATGTTACAGGAATTAATGGGAAAGATTTTACAGACAGTATTACGTACACAGGGACTGGCAGTAATATTGGAAATCTTTTTATTAGTGGGTCTGATGCTGCTGCTCCTGCTAATCTTGGTGGTCCTAACGTAGATAACATATCAGTGACCATGACCTACGATCCTACAGTTTTAACTGTAGAGCAAACACAAGAGATTGCTGCAATCTTTGAAGAGATAGAAGAAGTCTTTATGCAAGAAGAATTAATCTTTGAAGAAGTTTTTGTTGAACCAATCATAGAAGAAGTTTATGTAGAATCTATACCAGAAATAATAGAGATGACTGTAGAAGAAGAATTTATAGAAGAAACTATTGTGCTAGCACCTGAAGTTATAGAAGAAGAAATTATTTTAGTTGAGCCTGAAGTACAGGTAGAAGAAGAAATATTAATAGCGGAGGAAATATATGAAGAAGTCGAAGCTCCGATGGAGGAGGCAAGTCCTGAAACAGAAGAGGTTACTGAACCAACAGAAACAGTTGAAGAAACTGCAGTCGCAGACAGTGGCTCTACAGACGATGTTACGATAACAGTAGAGGACATTGCTATTAAGGTAGCTGATAAGATTAAAACAATAGACGGTCAGCTTAAAGCTACACAAATGATAGTAGCTAAAGTTATGCAAAACCACAGTAAGATATCTTCTTATGCTGAAGTAAATGCAGAAATATTTGTACAACCAGAGATAAAAGATATTAATATAGATCCATACATAGCTAGTAGCTATGTTGATATAAGACAGATTTACTCTAACCAAACTTACGAGGATAGATTATGGACATCAAGACAATAGCAGCAGGGATAGGACTAGCCATTACAATAGCATCACTATTTGTATTTCAAGGTCAGTTAATAGAAAGAGTTGAAGTACTTGAATCAAAGGTAGTAGATACTAAACCTATTGAAAAAGATATAATCGCTATCAAAAAAGATATCGAGCAACTACAAAAGAAGAGCAGTAATCCGCTAGCACAATGAAGCACACTGACAAGGGCCACCTTGCAGAGGCAGTAGCCGAGGCTTGGTTGGTCAGTAAGGGTTATTGGGTGTTTAAGAATCGTGCGCCCCAGGGCCCTATAGATATGATTGCTGTTCATCAGAAAACAGGTGAAGTACTGTTTATTGATGTAAAGACTGTATCGTGGCAGGCCAATAGATATAATAAAGATGGGTCTAATGCCATAAGATCTCGAATCATTAGTAAAAAAGCTCGTCAATTAGGTGTACAATTGTTATATGTAGACTTGACTAAGAATACATGTAGGATAGTAAAACGTCGTAAAGACTATATGGCAAAGCATTCAAAGACACAATATTATGGCAAAGAAGAATTTACCGAGATTGGTGATAATTAACTGGGAAGATGCAATCTCTCCTACCAGCGGCTGGACTAATCTACGAGATTTACGATCTAAACTAGGTGATTGTATATCAATGGGTATTATTGTAGCTGAAGATGAAAAGACTATTACTATAGTATCACACTTATCTGGTGATGAAACACAAGTAGATATTGATGGTAGCCTTGTGCTAGATAAATCTTGGATTAAAGAATATAAGCAACTACCATTGCCAAGATCATTTAACAGGAAAATTAAAAAATGGATTATGTCCTAGCCCTATCTTTTATACTAGCTGTACTAGTAGTAGGTTATCCTAATCACTTTAGAACTTATTGGCAATCGCCAAAGATAAGCTGGGTAGAGCTTATTTTACTTTTAGCCATTCTTTCCATTGCTCTCCCATTACTTGGGTAGCAACTTGTTTCTTATCACGTAGTGCTTTTACAATCATTTCATCTACTGTATTAAGACAGATTAAATCTACATATACAACAGGCTTTGATTGACCTATACGATGTGCACGATCTTCTGATTGTATTCTATGCTCTAAGTTATAACTATTAGAATAGTATACTACTGAACTGGCAGCTGTTAGTGTAAGACCAAAGCCGCCAGTCTGAGGATTGCCTATGAAAAATCTACATGCCTTGTCATTTTGAAATCGATCTACAGCCTCTTGCCTTTGGTCATTGTTGACTGCACCGTAATATTGTACATAACTATCTTCACCGTATGCTTGATGTATAGCTTTAGATATTGCATTAATATCAGCTACGTATGTAGCCCATATAATAACTTTGTCAGGAGCCTCTGATAATACATTCATAAGCTCCTCAAGCCTATGACTTTTAACATCTAATACTTTACCGTCGTCAGATTTAAAATGACCACAGGTTATCTGATGTAGCCTTAACATAGATGTAAGTATATTAGTAATAGTAAGAGACTCACCATCTAACTCTGTAAATGCTTGCTCAGATATTTCTTTATATAGTTTCTTTTGTTCAGGTGTTTGTTCAATAAATCGTTGCTCATAGATCTTATCAGGTAAGTCTAAGCAATCTTCTTTTTTACATCTGTAACTAAATGCTTTTACAGTATCAGCTAACTCATTAAGTCTTTGATAACCTACGACATGCTTAAATGATCTACTACCTTTATTCATATTAATCATGATAGCGTATCTATTTCTAAAACTATAGTAACTACTAAATCCTAACAAAGCAGGGTTAAGAAACTGACACTGTGTATATACATCTAATGGACTACGAGTAACAGGCTCACCTGTTAGTATCCTACGATATTTACATTTGTTACTTAACTTAAGTATATTTTTACTACGTATAGCACCTGGGTTTTTAATTGTTGTTGACTCATCAACACATACAAATGATCGAGAACAGTTGACAAAGCTTGTAATAAACTTAGTACCCTTTGCACTACTAAATGCTTCAACATTAGCTACTAATATTCTTAAATCAGGTGTTGGTGTCATGACAGCATCTAAAGCTATACGCTCTTTCTTCTTAGGACTGGCAGACCAGTAAGCAAGCTGTGTTTGTATATGATCAGGTAGGTGTGTAGGTATTTCATTGTTAACCCAGTTAAGATAGTTACCTTTAGGAGCTATAATAAGTACGTTGTCAATTTGACCTGCGTCATAGAGATATGAGAATGTATCAATTATTACCTTAGATTTGCCTGTTCCCATCTCCATGAACAATGCATATTCAGTCTTATCCTTAGAACGCTCCCATGCCTCCCTCTGATGATTATATGGACGGGTTTTAAATGGATATATGTTAATATGTGACATGTTATTTGCCGTCCATAATTATATGTTTAAGGTCATTATATTTCATAATAAATCCGAGACTTAGGTTGAATGATATGAATTGATACTTTTGCACGTGTTAGGGCTACGTAAAAGACTCGATGCTCATCGTCAGGGTATCTCTCCATATACTTATACGATCTGTATGCCATGTCAGTCATAATAGCTACATGTTCTGCTTCACCACCTTTGACACCGTGTATGGTACTAATAGTAATTCGATCTTCGTCTTCATATCCATTCATCTTAACTACACGTTCATATTCTTTTAGTAAGAAAGTGTTTCGTGCTAGTAGTAACCAAGTGCCTTGGCTCATGTCTATATCATCTACAGCAAAGTGATAATGTATCTCACCTTTTATTTCTGATGGATTAAACATCTTGACAACTCGGTTCTTAATATTAGATAGTACTTCTTTAGCCAGCTTGTGAGCTTCTTGTGGTACACGATAAGATTGATTTAATACTTTCTTATCACCTTGTAGCTCTATAAAATCTTCTACAGAAGCACCAGCCCAACGGTATATTGCTTGGTCATCATCACCAGCTGCATAGACATGTTCTGCATTGTCAGCTAACAGATGAACTACACGCCATTGTAATTTAGATAAATCTTGTGCTTCATCAACAATAAGAGTATGTAGCTTAGGGCATAGACCGTGGTCAATAAACATTTCTAATAGATCTGTAAAGTCTAATAGCTTAAACTTATCTTTATATTTTTTTAAACTAGTTGACACTAGTCTAAACTCATCAATACTAATATCATCATCTACAACAGTGTCGTAGATATCATTAAGACTTGATTCACTAATTCTTGCTAGGTTATCTAAGAACAATAGTCGATCACCGATAGGTGCTGACAAACTATATATTTCATCATTAAGTTTATTGCCGCCTACCTCTATACCTAGCATTTCACCTAGGTCTCTGTAATGATTAGGCTGCATCATGTTAGACGGTATAATACCTAGTTGCATAAAACATAGACTATGTATAGTACGAAAATAAGGCATATCATCTTTATCAAAATTAAAGTCACGCGCAGCTCTCATCCTAGCTTCATTAGCTGCTTTCTTTGTGAAGGCTATGTAACCTATACGAATAGGGTCTACATTATCTTCTATTAAATTAGCTATGTGATTCATACAAGCTGTTGTCTTACCAGTACCAGGTGGTCCAAATATTATATTCCAATCAGAACGGGATTTCATCTGTCTTATCTAGCTCCTTTGGTGATTCAAATTTTCCATCATGTGTATCAATCTTTTGTATTGACCAGCAGTTAGTGCCTTTACCTTTTAAATTAAAGAAGTGATGTTCAGCACCATTGTTTTTTAATATTGCAGTTACTTGATGTACGCGATAATCTCTAAAATGCATACGATCAAAGTAAGCCATAAGATCTGACATTCTAAAGTAATGCTTATTGTTCTCACACCATGGTTTACCTAGCAATAATTCATCTTTACTTCTTGCTTGTGCTCTACCATTTACAAATCTATCTATGTGCTCCATGAGTTGTCCTATTGCACTAGCATCAACAGGTGCTGGTACTATAGTTAGGTTATCCATGAGATGATTAATTAGTTTACCCCATGCTTGCTCTGACATTTTACTAGGTAGCATGTTTAATTTTTCCATGCACTTTTTTTGAAATCGTCTTTGGTTTTGTAAATCATCAGTCTCTAGTTCTAGCCGACCACCACCTTCTATATCTAAAAACCAGATCGGTGGATTACTATCAAACTTAGTTAAGCTATGTATTGTTGGCATATCATTACCGCCGTCAATGCCATGAGCTCTTAGCTTACATACAGCTGCATTGCAGAACGGAGCTATAGGTGCTTTACTACAAGTATAGTGATAATCTTTTCTATTAGCTGACTTCATTACAGCTTGTACTTCAGTACTTGCAAGAGGTGGATCCATGTATTTTATATTATATGTATCTACGTCTGCTTGCCATGTATCAGGATTCTTCTTACGACAGTATACTGCTATATTAAATAGACCGTTGTTTCTAGTACCTTGTGGAAAACCTTGTGTAGCTAAGTGCTGTATACAAGGAGGACCATCATCAAATTCTGTTTTTACTTTTATTTTAATTTTCTCTAGGTCAGACAAAGATATAGGTTTGACATGCTTTATAAATTGTTGTGCAGTCTTATCTGCATACCAGCGTTCATCACCAAAGTAGGGCATGTTTATCCACTGACCTATGTCACCACGATCTGCTAGTATTTCTGTTTGCTTTGGAAATATTTCAGAGCCACCAAAACCTAATGCTGATGCAAACTCTTTTAATTTGTCTTGTAGTAATTTGGCAGGCGCCCACTCTGAAGTGAATATATATAAGTGAACGCCACCAGACTTAGATTTACAAGGATACAACGGAAGGGATAGTTTGCTAACTTGTTCTAGCACCTTGTTATAATCTAAATCTTTATACGTATCAACATCAATAGCTCCAAACTTACAACAGCTATCATCATTGATCGGTATAATTCCTAAACCTTTTTTACCTTTAAGATGTAAATCCCATTTGTCTAGTGTTACATTTTCTCTTACAGTTGTTGCCTTACCTTGCTTTTTGCCATCAGATCTTAGTGTGCCTGATAATGTATATTGGCCATGAGCACGGGTAAGCCCTGCAAATAATTCGTTAAATTCTTTATTCATAGTCCTTCCTTAAAGGCGAGAGGGAATGAATAAACCTCTCGCCCCCTTCTAAGTGATTAGAAGTGTTTTGTTTCTTCTTCCTGAACAGGAGCAGTTGTTTTAACGTCACCTGATTGTATAGAGCCTGCAAATTCTTTTGCATTACTATAAACATCCTGTTTTAGAACTTGAGATTCTAACTCAATGTTCCAGCCATACCATGAGCCTTTATCATTCTTTTCTTGAGATGATGTAAGCTTATAAACATGGCTATACCTCGCTGGTGTGTATGAATTACCTTTAGAGTCTTTTAACTTAATACCAGACATTAGAGAATTCCAACGCCTATTTTTCTTAAGTTGAGTACTCGTCATGGTAAGTAAACCACGCTCCAGACCATTCTTTGTTACTGCTAACACAAAATGATATGCAGTCTCAACGAGCCAGTTGCCTGCAGCAGAGATTAGTCTTCCGTCGGCAGAGCGTGTTGCTTTTTGCACAGCCTCACTATCAATACTATGTTGTGCCACCAAACCACCGCCTGCATCACGTGGAGTCCACTCTACAAACTCACGCTTATATGCACATGGTATTACCTTCAGTTCGTCACAAACTTCTTCAGTCACAGTATTGAAGACCTGGCCGGCCTTTGCGCCCTCAACGCTATCTAGTTGTGGGCTCATCTTTTGTAACAATACAAAAAATGGTATAGCAACGTCTTGCTGTGTAAGATCTTCAAATCCTACATTAGCATCCTCAGCAAAATTAATCTCAGAGGGTAGTTGCTCTTTCTTATTTGTCATATCACGAGCCATGATATTAACCTCCTTTTATTACAGTTTTCTGCCCGATATATACTCCGAGTAAGTCCAGGGGCAGGTTCTGGCCAGACTCGACTTGTTCACGCACAAACGCTTTTAGTGTCTGTGGGTGTACACCTACTTTTGAAGTGAATGAGATACCAATCTTTGTCAGCTCTTCTTTTAGAACCTTAGCATTGCCATCTTCACCACGTCCAAAACTACATGCAACGGTATTCTTTATAAGATCTGCATGACCATTATCACGTAGCCACGTAAATGCTTGATCTAAGTTATCCTTAGGAATACTTGCATTATAAAATTGTTGAACAGATATTTTACTACCGTCAGTTAATTTTATTTCAGATAAACCTGTCTCAGCTAAAGCTTCTGGCAGGTCTGTCTGTGATACTTGTTTAAACTGTTCTTTAAGTGTCGCTAAGTCGTCTTCAGTTTGCTTGATTTTGTTCTCAAGTATTAGTTGATACTCAGCTAACTTACTTACAGTCTTTAGTTGATCGTCACCTATTGACATCAGTTACCTCCATTGAGATTAGCATTTATTACAAAATACTTTCTCTCTTGTTTATCCCACTTAAGTAGCCTTAAATTACCCTGACCTATATCAGCTGCAACAGCACTTGCTAATGCAATAGCTGCTGGATCACCTATCATTAATAGATAGTCGTCCATAGTATACTTACGTAAGTTAGTATATAAGCGTTTAATAGTAGGTTTAGTAGAAAAAGCAACTTGTCCTTGTGGTAAGAGTATTTCTATATCACCATACTCTGTTGCTGGTAATAAATTAATGCCCTTTACTTCTTGTACTACATATACAGTCATTGTATATTTCTCCTTTCTAATAAATATTATATTATTAATTAATTATATCATACAGTATTACCAAAATGAAATGCTATCATTTATCTTTTGCCAATCATATGGTTTACTGTATCTTTTAAGTTCACGTATGTCATCGATCAGGATTCCTGCCTTTACTTTACGTCTTGGCTCAACACGTAGTATGTCTTCAGCATCACAAATAATAATATCCTCTTTATGCTTAGCTACAATTTTTACTCTACCTTGTTCTTGACCTCTATGTTTATACCAGCTTATTTGTGACCACTCAAATAATAAATATCTACCAACGGCTACCTTTAATTCAACCCAGGTTTCTATACCATTGTGACAGATATTTACATCAGGTATACCGACACCTGCTATATTTTCTACGCGGTTTACATGCCCATTTAATTTAGGCTGTATTGATCTCCAAAAATCTTTTTCCTTCATTTTATTTCTCCCCAGTTAGGGCCAGTCTCTACATCTACTTTTAATGGTACATGTAACTTAACACAGTTTTCCATAATCTCTTGTGCCATAACTAAATCAGATGAATTATTAAATGAGAAATCTACTTCATCGTGCACAGTAATTTGTGGAACTATACCTGCTTCATGTAATTCTATCATAGCTTTCTTTATCATGTCAGCAGATGAACCTTGGACTAGTGCATTTAGTGCTTTGTGTGTAAAGCTACGTCTTAGTGGTCTACCTTCCCATACTCTTATTGCTTGATCGTATGACAGTGGTATCTCTTTGTTCGGCCACTTGTTTCTAGAATCTGATGGTTCCCACAGATCAAAATGTCGCTGTCTACCTAGCAATGTTCTTATGTGTCCGCGAGTACTAGCAGCTTTGCTACACTCTTGTGCAAGTTGCCTTACAAATGGTACACGTTGATGATACTGTTCAAACAGTGGTTTAGCTTCACTCATCTCTAGCCCTAATTGTTGAGATAGCTTAAATATGCCCATACCATAAAACATACCTAAATTGATAGTCTTAGCAGATTTTCGGGGGATGTTTGCCATATCGGATACAATCTGGTGGAAGTCAGCATGCTCATCTGTATTAAATAAGTTAACCGCTTCTTCAGCACCTCTTAATTTTCTTAAGTAGGCATAGTGCATAAGCACGCGAGGTTCTTGTTGTGAATAGTCTAAGCAAGCCCAATGGCAACCATCGTCAGGAGTAAATAACGATCTTACCAATGGGCCCCAATGATCGTCACGTGCCGGTATTTGTTGTAGATTAGGAGTCGACGAACTAAACCTACCTGTACGAGTACCGTCAGAGTCTTTGCGGAGCGCATGAAACTGTGCATGTATACGGCCATTGTGATTTTGCTTTATGCAGATACCTTCTATAAAATCTCTTCTCATCTTACAAGTCTTACGAAACTTACCTATTAGTCGTGGTAATTCTTGTTCATGGTTGTTTAGCCAGTCAGATACAAATGATGCATTACCTTTAGCTGTTGTTGGATACCAAATTCCTACCTTATCAAAAGCTCTTTTTAAATCATCGCCTGACCATGGTTCGACTAGCATACCACTTTCTTTTCGTATGCTTTTTAGTATATTAACTTCTTCTGTCTTATACTTTTCATTGAGCTCTTCTGCTTTATTAAGATCAATGGCTACACCTCTAAACCTCATGTCAAGTATAACTCTTATTAATTTTGACTCTAGTTCAAATATATCCCACAGATCTTGATTCTTTAATTTTTGTATTTGACGTAAGTAAATGTTATATGGTAAGTCAGCATCAGCTTCTGCATATGGACCTACAAATCTTGCTGGCAACTTCCACAAACCACCTTTTGGATCTACACCGTGAGCACGGGCAGCTTCTATAAGTAAATCTTCATTTTTATCTTCACCTAAATATCTTTTAGCAAGTACTGCTAAGCTATAGCCTTGAGGTGATTCTTCATTAATTAGTGGCTCAGCTACCTGTATGTCTCTTAGGGTTCCTTTGACTTCTATGTCATATGCTCTTAGCCATTCCATATCGTACAAAATATTGGCACCTACGTACTCTATATCGCGACCTAAGATGTCCTTAGCCCAACGCAATACCTTTTCTTTTTCTAAATTATCTCCACCTTCATGTCCAAACGGAAAGTAGCCACAGAAGCCACAATCTGATCTTATAGAGATACCTACTAACTTACCATCTCGTCTAACACCACCTGGTCCTAACGTCATTAAGTTAGGGTCATAAGTTTCTACATCAAACGCAATCATTGTTGCATTAGATAATGTAGGAAAGTCAGCTGGTGGTATCCACGAAGACTTTGGCGAAAACATCGTCAATTGGGACATATTTTATCCAACTCCTATTCCATATTTTTCTACCTGAATTAGGATAGCTCTCTAAAAATACTATCGTCTTACAGGACGTGTTTAATAATAGCTTAGTACAAGTTACACAGGGTGCAGTTGTAATATAAGCCGTTCTAATTTGTTGAGCATCTTTACACTGCAGTATTGCGTTTTGTTCTGCATGTATTGCCTCACATAAATCTAATCCTTCTCCTGACTTGCAGGCAGCTCCTGGACATGGTTCATCAGTACAATGTGTTACACCTGAAGCTACACCATTATAACCTGTTGCAAGCACATGTTTATGTTTATCTACAAGTACACAACCTACTTGACGTCTCGCACAAGTACTTCTGCGCGAGACTAATTTAGCCATAATTAAAAAGTACTCAGTTGCTTTGATTTGCGACATTGCCCCTCTCAAGATCAAAACCATGGTTTCTAGCATAAGTTAAGTATTGAAAAAACTCTTCAAAGTCTACAAAACTTGCTATCGTAGGTTCTATAGTTCTTATGCATCGATCAGGATCAAATGCTGCTTCTGGTGAAGCATAGTTTAGTACTTTCTCAGCTGCCTGAACATCTCTCTCATACAAGTGCATGCTTGCAGCTGTAAGATGTAAGTCGCCAATACCTACTGTTAGACCTAGTTTTTCAAGGTATAGCATCAAGTACTGTGACATCATACTAAAATTAAAGATGTCATAAGGTAGACCTAGCCAAATATCAGATGACCTCATACTGACAAAGCAGTCTAACTTACCATACCTGATCATCCATTGCACACTAAGAGTGCAGGGTACATCTTTTGTTTTATGTGGCTTTTCTCGCCAAATGTTTATGACCGCTTGACGTGAGTCATGGTCTTCGTGTAATGTTCTAGCCGCGTAAGCAATTTGATCTACAAACTTAGGACCATACGCCCCAAAGTATGTAAGACCGTCATCAGAATACTTAGCTATATTTTTATTATACTTAGATATAGTTTCTACTTTATTGTCGCCTGACATTATCCATAAAGCTTCTGCTGCCATAAACTTATATGAAAGCTTGCGCTCTATTATAGTTATGATTGGCCACTTCATATGAACCTGTATCTTGCGTCCTAATAATTCGCGTGTATGAGCTCCTCTAGGTGCAAACGGACTACCGAATGTGTAAGCATCAGAGAGTGCTTGCAGCCACGCATTATTCGCATAATATGACATGTTTCATTATCTCCATTAAGTTAACTTTACCAAATCGTTTAGCATATGACGGATGAGCTAGCTCTTCATATGTAATGATGCCTTGCTCTGCCATAGCCTCTGCAGCGTGCGCCCCAAATGTAACTACTCGTGGATCATACTGCTCAACAATTGGTTTTATATTCTTGTTTAGTGACTCGTCGTGATTGTAAGCATTACACCACATAATACCTTCTTCAGGTATTTCAGCAGCTTGCATACATTGTGTTAAGTATAAACTAGAATTCTTGTACTCATAAAATGGCCAAAATAGCTCACGATACTTAGGATTGACTTGCTCACCTACAAATAGGTACTTTAGCTTATCAGTATTTCCTAATATATTAAAATTAGTATATTCTAATGCAGGCTGGTATTGTAGCTCTCTTATAAGCTTTGCTTGATCTATTGCACGCTCTGCAAATAGGTCTAAATAATGCCCGTGTTCTTCTATATTATAACGTAAGTGGTCTTTTCTTTCGTGTAAGCCGCCATTACGTGTTACAAAATCTATATAATTTTCACCTTGTTCGTGCAATTGATTGCCGTACCACAGTGACATGTACTTGTGAGTGACTTCTGCTATGTCATCATACATTTCTTCTCTATTTTCTTTTAGTTGCATAAACTTTTCACAGTGATCTGCTACATTCTCTGGTAGACAGTAAATGTAAAGTGCACCGTGTTTACGTGCAACTCGATCAGCCATGCGGCCTTGCAATGGCCAGGGCGATTGGCTTCTGTAGCTAGTAGCATAAATAGCTTCTGATGGCCACCATCGATCAATAATTATCGGTCTATTTTGACGTGCTGCATAACGTATAGCAGCGGTGTGGTATAAAAAAATCTTTTGAGGCCAGCGGTAATTAAGGTGTAAGTAAATACCCTTTGTCTGCTTGACTAACTCACGCGCAAGAGTCGTCTTACCAGCACCGTCTGGCCCTTCTAATATTATTATCATTTAATCTCCATTAGTGAGATCTGTAAGATCAGGTGGTATCCAGCCTTCTGGCTTTTCAATGCCTGCTTTATGATCTCCATCCCAATTAGATTTTCTTACTTTTTTCATATTGGCTTGGTGCACGCGGTCCCAACCAGCCTCAAGGTCAAGACCCTGCATGCGTGCAGTACCTATTGCTAGGTATATCAAGTCAATTAAAGCATCAAACTCTTCTGAAACTGATTTGGCCTGTCTATACTCTCTAAGTTCTTCTTCTAAATGACGAATACGTTCTCGTCGAGTATTTGCAGGTAAGCTACGAGCTAAGCCGTCATACTTTAAGCCAAATTTGTTAAGAAAAGCATCAACATCTTTAATCATGGTTGTAATTGCCTCCAATCTTCTGAGCTTGACCAGCGAGTATCTACATCTTTTAGTGATGGAAATAATCTACCATCATAGTTTGGTGTCTTCATCAGCTGCCAGATACAGTTACGCGATCTGTGTGGAAACAATGGAGCAAAGATAGTAGCTAAATAGTTAGTATCATAGTAGCTACGTAACTCTTCCCATGTTCCTTGATGAATACCAAGCTCATCTTTATAGTCTTTTATACTTGCAAATGTACCCCAATGACCTTCGATCTTAAAACCTACATCTTCAATCATAGCTCCTAAGGCTTGATAAGTCATTTCGTTGATGTGATTGCCAGCGGCTCCTACATCAGGGTCCCAGCAAGGTGTACTAATAAATGCACGACCTTCTGTCTCAAGCAGCTCAAAGATCTTCATGAGCATACGTCTTGAGTGTTCAGGTGCTACATGTTCTAGCACTTCAAAGCAACTAATAATGTTAGGTGGGCCCTCTTCAAACTCTTCAGGCTTTAGATCGCAAACATCTGTATTACCTGCAAGTCTAGGTTTCCACTTAGCCTTGTCAAATTGCTTTGGCATAGTTAATTTATTGACATCGCAAGCGTAGTATACATGTGGCTGCATTCTGCTTGAGTGCATTAGCTTTGCCATAGGTATCTCTTTGCCACAACCTATATCTAGGATACGTGCTGTAGTGTAACGTTTACGATCATTTAAGTATTTGACGACGTGTGTCCATCTAAGACAGTGAGCAATGTAGTCTCTGTGTAAGAAACCACGTTGCTCTGCACTGTCAATAGATAGATGTGTCTTGTCGATCTTTCTATTCGGGTTGACCATGTGTGTCCTCTAGTTCTTCATAGTGCCTAAGTATCGTCATATGAGTATCTTTATCAATACACGCAAGTACTTGTACATCAGGCGAGATCATATTTACAGATCCCTGACGTTGTACGCGTACAAATCGATGAAACTCATCTTTAGATACGTGGTTACTAGCTGTTAGTTTGTCGTTCATTGTCTTCTCCTTTCTTGTGAGCTGTATGTAGTACCTCAATACAGCCATGTTTAATTAAAAACCCACCGTAATACGTAAGTATACGCTCGGTCTTCTGTTTTGTCTTTAACTGATTATTGAAGGCCATACATTTAAGCAACTGTCGCTGCTCAATGGTACCGTGACCCTCAATAATAGTCAGGAGGGCGTGAGCCTGCGTTGGCAAGTTCACGTTACCTCCCTTATGTTGCTTGAATATGTAGTACTTAAGCAGCCTTTGCATATTCTAACGCCATTGTTAACGCCTTGCGTTTCTGTACTGACTTAGCGCCAAACCAAGCCGAGTTCAAAGTTGCATTGCGATCGTTACCACTAACATGATCAACATAATACGTAACAGCATTTAATGCTGACCACCACGTACCTTCTGACATCTTAGCGCCGGGTTGAGTAGAGATGAGCTCATGTACATTTTTAGCTGTACGGTTGAACTTATCAAGCTTACTTTTCTCCATAACAACTGTAGGTTGATATAGACGAGCAATAAACTCCTCGACCTTAGGTTCCTTGTATTTTTTCTTAGCTAAGAATGCAGCTTGTTGTTTAAATGTATCAAGCTGTGTATTAGCTAGGCCTAGGGCAAGCTCTGCCTTACCGATCATGTCATCATTAAACTCAGTAACGTGAGCCATACGAAAACGTTGATTGGATTTAGCATCGTTGAGTGCCATAGTAAGTGTATTGTTGCAAACCACACGGATCGGTGTAAACATAATCGTTAACGCCTTACCCCAGATGTGGGGATGTGAGATTAGCAAGTGCCCTTCGACATCATCACCGCCAGGTAATGTAAAGCCTTTGCGTATATTAGCAAGACCCCATACTTGACGACCGTTGTCTAAGGAGCCTGCTGTATCCATAAACATATCGCCAGCCTTACAGAACTTATTAAAGAACTTAAAGACCTCCTTGTTTTGGATAGGTGTGTAGTTCTTACCGCAAGGACCTAGGACATTGTTATCACCTTCTCTGACTAGTAAATTGTAGTCAGGAGACATGTGATACTTGTCGTTGTCTTTGTAGTAAGCTGGCCTTTTGCTAACAACCCAGTCTAAGCCGGCTTCTTTAAGCATTTGATCAGGGGTCAGACCCTCTTTGACCTTCTTGCCTAAGCCGTGCCAAGGTGTTTTGCCTGCATAAGCCATGGTTTCTACCATGTGTGACATAACTTTCTCCTTTATTGTCAATTATTACTTTGTAATTCTATTATATCATATCGTTAATCACGAGTGAAAACAGATTTACACTGATTTACCGACACGTCATTCATCTGATCTGATTTCTGCGTCAATAAATTCTTTTGCTCATGCTTACACTTGATAAGCATCGCCATTAGTAGGCCTGGAATAGTCCGACACTCACGGTCTGCAGCGATCTTTAACGCCTTGTGCAGCCTCTTTGGTATGTTGAGCGTGGACCGCTTCTCTTTCTGATACTTAATGGCGCGTCTTTGAGTTGTTTTGTCCATGTATTATTCCTAATGTCTTTAATTCGCGGTAAATCATCTCTGTAAGTACGTCAGGGGCAGTATAGATCGGTTGTGTAGTGATCAGGTTGCCATTTTCACGGTACATGAGCTTAATTTTTACAAATTCATCATCTTCGACGTCATAAGAAACGTCACAACGTACTAATTCAATTATGTCTGACATAGTTTTCTCCTGTTGTTTTATTGTAGCACGTATTGGGGTCAAAGGGCCAATACAATCTGCTGGCCTCTATATATATGATTTTTATACACTTTATTGGCCTATTGTATTTATTGGACCGTTTAACATAAAAAGAATATTTTTTTTCAAAAAGTTCCTTATATAGAGGGCTAATCTTCATACCATTTTTTCCTGTAATCCTCTGGAATTGTTGTTTTAGTTGAGTAATTCTTACTGTTGCGTCCCCCCTTGCCGACTCTATGGTCGATAACTGGGTCCCAGGCAGGATCTGGGTCGTTAACAAGTTTTTGTACCGCCCGTGTACCCTGTTCTTGTAAGTCTCGTAGGGTACACGCCTGGTCTATGTCTTCATAGTTGGTAAGATTACGATCGAGATTAGCAAAGTACTTCTCGTTACTTTTATCGTAATATTTGGGCGGTTTAGCCATTTTACTCCTTTTCTATTTTAAATGTTGGTTGTATTCCTAGACTGCCTAGCCACGATACGCACTCATTAGTTATTGCTCGCACGGACTCGTCGGCAGTGGGAAACTCATAATGTTCCCAGTCGTCACCGTGATGTTCGCCTAGATTACGTTGTACTGCATCAGTAGTAGCACAATCTACATTTATTGTCATTATTATCTTCATAGTATTCTCCTTTCTGTGTACTATAGTACTATTATATCATAATTTGTACCCGAAGGGCATTACTGTGTACCCTGAGGTTACAACGATTTCTGATCAAAAAGGCGGCCAATATGATTAGCCGCCTCCCTTCGTTATTTATTTGAGGTTGGATTCCCCAGATGATGATGAAGGACGTTCCAAATGGCGGTAACCATTTCGTCTTTATCTTCATCAGATTTATTTCCAATAACGATAGCCGCGTCCGAAGCCGCTTCCCCCGCTATTTTTAATATATCTTCATCTGAGAAATAATCCGCCAAATTATTATATTTTAGCATCTTTATTTCTCCTTTCTTTATTAATAAATAATCCTTATAATTATTTATAAGCTTATTATATATTGCGTAAAAATTACACAAAATATATATTTTGCCTCCTTAATATATATTTTGCCTTAAAAAAGGCTACCACACTCATAATGTGGCAGCCCCGAGAAAAAGCTACTTAGTTTTCATAAGCAACTTATTATCCGTCATGTTTTTAATGTAGTAAGCAAAAATCCTGTAGGGATTCTGCCTAGTCCATTTTTTGCCGTTTTTCTTAGTTTCGGCTTCGTGTAGTTTTTCCATAGCTACCTCAATATCTTTACGTACATACGGTTTATTATACTGGATGCCGTATTTAGTTATTGTTGTAGCAATGCATTTAGCTTGCGGCGGCATAGCTCTGTCCCACTTTTCGATTTTTGTATAATCGAAGAATGTAAACATAGTTGCTGCTTTACGCTTTACCTCTTTTTTAGCTACTGTTTTAACAACATTAGCCGCAGTAGGCTTAGCGATAGGTTTTGCAGTTGATATTTGCATAACTTTCTCCTTTCTATTAGTGCAGGCAAATCTATTTTTACCTGCTAAAGCCATTATAATCTGATTTTATCCGGTAGTACAATAAAAAGGGCTAAAAGGTGTATATTTTTTACTGCCTCCACAATTGATTAAAAATCAAGTTTTATAGGGCGCAGGCGCCTTGGATTGTGGGCAATAAACAAAGGGCGAGGGTCCTAAGTGTTTGATTTATATACATATTTTAACGGACTAGTGGCACGGCCTTTGCATGCTACAGCAGGGCCCTAAGTTATTGATTCATATACACTTTTTTACTGCTTCGGGTTGCCCTTTTTTTAAGCCCTTCTCTGGGGGCGCGTGGCCCTGGTTGTGTGTACCCCCGTGTACCCGGAGGGCACCCTAATTCTTCGCCCTATCCGGCCGGCCTGTAGCCGATACGCCGAAGCGGTGTCATGTGGTACAAGGTCAAATTGTAACTATGCTAGTGCATAGGCAGTACCTCCTGGCTTGTAAGCCCTAGTTAATTACAAGCAGTCACGTAGACGTCTTGTTGATATGTGTCCAATAACTCGCATACCTGGTATGTGAGCTATGATATCATCATAGAACTCACAACCAAGTTCGTACCAGTCATGTGACACACTACCATCACGCATAAGTGCGCAGACAAAGATCAATCCGTCAGCGTGCGCGTCATCTTCGATGATGTATGCACTGCCGTCGTATGGACCTATGCCTTCGTATATACGATGTTGCATAGTTGTCTCCTATGTTGGTGGCACGTCCATGTGCCGATAAGCGTCCTATTTCTCAACGTGTTTCACAACACCATTGTCTATCATATCAGCACGGTAGTACGTGAAGATAAGCAACGGACGTTGGGTAGTCTTAAGAATACCTTGATCCGCAAGCTCAGTCACACGATCCTTGACCTGCTTGATAGTCACCTCGCCTTGCAGCCCGATGTTAAGCACTATATCCTTAGCTTGCTTAGGCAAACCACGTAGTAACTTTTTCTCGTCAGCTTTAATTTGAGCTGGTGTCATGAAGATGTAGTTATGATATCTCATAAGTACCTCCATAAACGTGCGCTTGTTACACCTGATGCGCTGCGCGACGCACCAGGCGGCTATGTGTTGGCTGCTACGCAACCATTGCTAATATACCGATCATCATCCATAAGATGAGGATGATCAGCATCATCATGATATCATTCATCATAATTGCACCTCCTATATTTTCATTATTGGGCCCCGGGGCGTAAATATACGCGAACCGAAAGGCTATATACCAAGCCAGTAATTCTGTCGGGGCTATTTTTGCAACTGACATTATCCGATAATAAATATGTACAACGTAGGTAATAAATGTTATAAATACCTATATGGCAGACAAAGGCGGCAAAAGACCAGGTGCAGGCAGACCTAAAGGTGCTGTTAACAAAAGATCAAAAGAACTATCTGAAAGGCTAGATGATCTAGGTGTTGACCCTATCGAAGGTATGGCCATGATTAGTGCAGATCCTACAACAAGCCCTGAACTAAAGTTTCAGTGTTTTAAGGAACTAGCTCAATACATAGCCCCTAAACGTAAAGCCGTAGAACAACATACTACAGGAGATGTGACAATAGAAGTTGTCAACTTCCAAGACTTAGATGAAGATAAGGATTCCGTATGATTGGAAACCGCGTAACTATCAATTACCTCTCTGGAAATTTTTAGAAGACGGCGGTAAACGAGCAGTTGCCGTATGGCACCGACGTGCTGGCAAAGATTTAGCAAGTATTAACTGGTGCGTAGTATCTGCATTAAAAAGACCAGGACTATACTGGCATTTATTTCCCACATATAACCAAGGACGAAAAATCGCGTGGGACGGTATGACCAGGGACGGTCGCAAGTTTATTGACCACTTTCCATCAGAACTTGTAGAAAGCAAGAACAATACGGAGATGCGGTTAACATTAAAAAATGGCTCTATCTACCAAGTTGTAGGTACCGACAACGTTGACAGACTGATAGGTGCCAACCCAGTTGGAGTTATATTCTCAGAGTATTCGGTTCAAGACCCACGGGCCTGGGACTATATAAGACCGATCTTAGCAGAAAACGACGGCTGGGCCGTATTCATATATACAGCTAGGGGCCGTAACCACGGTTACGATCTCATTACTATGGCACAACGTAATCAAAAATGGTTTAGCCAAACCCTAAGTATTGAAGATACTAATGCTGTATCACAACAAGCTATTGACGATGAACGAGATTCTGGTATGCCAGAAGAAATGATTCAACAAGAGTTTTATTGCTCTTTTGACGCTCCGCTTGTCGGGTCTTACTATGGAAACCTTATGGCAAAAGCCTTAGCAGACCGTAGAATAACTAAGGTACCGTATGACCCCCTCCTCGATGTGCATACGTCCTGGGACCTTGGTATGGGTGACTCGACAAGTATTATCTTCTTTCAGCATCATTATAACGAAATAAGAATTATAGACTACTATGAAAATTCAGGTGAAGGTCTAGCTCACTATGCCAAAGTGCTACGTGAAAAAGAATATGTATACGGAGACCATATTGCACCTCATGATATTAAGGTACGTGAAATGAGTACCGGTAGATCAAGGTTAGAATCTGCTCGTGAACTAGGAATTAGATTTAGAGTAACTCCTAACCTAAGAATAGATGACGGGATAGAAGCAGCTAGGACCATTATCCCTAGATGTTACTTTGACGAAGATAAGTGTAGTTTACTTGTAGAAGCTATGAGACAATACCGTAAAGCTTTTGATGAAAAGAATAATACATTTAAAGATAAACCGTTACATGACTGGACAAGCCATGCCTGTGATGCTTTTAGATACTTAGCATTAGGTATGAGGAATAAACAAGATGCAAGAATGAAAGATCTGCCTCGTCAAGCTGAAGGAGACTATACAATATTAGCATAGTAACACGGCCTGCAGAGCCTGGAGATATAAAAGAGATTATAGAATTAGGTAGCCGTATGCACCAAGAATCTCACTTCAAAGACCTTGATTTTGACCCAGATAAACTTAAACGATTACTTATGGCTTTTTTACATGACCAGTTTGTACAGATAGCTGAGGAGAATAATGAAATAATAGGGGTGTTCATTGGCTTTATAACAGAGTACTATTTTGGTAAGGACTTATATGCCTCTGATCTTACTTACTATGTAGATCAAACAAGAAGGGGATCAGTAGCTGCGGTCAGACTATTTAGAGACTTTGAAACATGGGCTACGAAAAGAGGCGCAAAAAGAATAAGCCCGGCTACGGCAACTGGAATTAATCCCGAAAGAACTAAGCAGTTTTACGAAAAGATGGGATACACAGTTACAGGGCATACATACAATAAGGAGGTAAATAATGTGTAACCCACTAAGATCAGTAACAAGATTAGTAACCAAACCACTTCAAGCAATCGGTATTCTACCTAAGGCTCCTAAGGCG